CAACAAATTCATCCGGCTTATGTGGTCCAGGCGGAGGACCTGCTGGAGGACCTGCTGGAGGACCTGCTGGAGGACCTGCTGCCCTACCAAATTTTTATTTGCGTGAATTAGTAATGGCATATAATTCTGTTAATCCTCCAAAGGCCATAGCTAAGATGCCTAATAATCCAACATATCATGCTGATTTGGCTGCCTTAAGAGCTAAAATATCATCATCCCTAGATCCAAAAGCGGATATTTTAGTTGAAATATGTAGAGTAGATCCAACAAATTCATCCGGCTTATGTGGTCCAGGCGGAGGACCTGCTGGAGGACCAGTTGTCTTACCTGCGACCCTACCAAGCTATTTATTTGAATTGGTAAAAGCATATAATGCTACTAATCCAGGAAGGGCGGCAACTAAAATACCTAAAAATCCAGCATATCAAGCTGCTTTTGATGCCTTAATAGCTAAAATATCTACGACCTCTGATGTAAAAGCGGATATTTTAGTTGAAATATGTAGAGTAGATCCAACAAATTCATTAGGCTTATGTGGTCCAGGCGGAGGACCTGCTGGAGGACCTGCTGCCCTACCAGGCTATTTAGGTGAATTGGTAAAAGCATATAATGCTGATAATCCAGGAATGGCGGCAACTAAAATACCTAAAAATCCAGCATATCAAGCTGATTTGGATGCCTTAATAGCTAAATTATCTACGACCCGTAATGTAAAAGCGGATATTTTAGTTGAAATATTTAGAGTTTATCCAACAAATTCATCCGGATTATGACATTAATTATAAAATAAAAAACATTTAAACGGTTCTAATATTAAACAACAATACTTCTCTAATACTTGTTTGATTAGTTAAATACATAACTAATCTATCAATTCCTATCCCTAGACCACCTGTAGGTGGTAGTCCATGTTCTAATGCTTTTACAAAGTCATCATCAGGTATCTGAGCTTCATCATCACCTCCATTTTTATCCTTCATCTGTTTCATAAAATTTTCACGTTGAATAAACGGACTATTCAATTCAGTGTAAGCATTAGCTAATTCTTTACAACATACAAACATTTCAAATCTTTCAGATAATAGAGGATCATTTCTATGAGGCTTTGCTAAAGGGCTCATGATGATCGGATGATGCATTAAAAATGTAGGTTGAATACAATCAACTTCTACAAATTCTCCAATTAACTTATCTAAAATTCTTGCTGTTGTATAAGGTGGAGGAAACTTAATATCATTCTTCTTACATAATTCAACTAATTCTAATCTTGTTTCTTCAGTGTCTAAATTAATAAAAGGATAACCTGTCTTGATTCTTAATGTTTCTAAAATATCAATTCTTTTAAATGGCGGCGTAAAATCTAATTCTACATCATTTCCTTCATACTTATATACAACCTGAAACTTACCAAAGGTTCTAAATACAATCTGAGAAATTAACTTTTCACAAAGAGACATCATATGATTATAATCGGCACACGACCAATAGCATTCCATACTAGTAAACTCACAATTATGTGTGAGGTCCAGACCTTCATTTCTAAATTGCTTTCCAATTTCAAATACTTTATTAAATCCTCCAATAACTAATTGTTTTAGATATAACTCAGGAGCAATTCTCATAAACATATCTTGCTTTAGTTCATTAAGAAATGTCTTAAAGGGTTTAGCATTTGCCCCACCATAAGAATTTCCTAAAATAGGAGTTTCAACTTCCATAAATCCTTCTTCATCAAAGATATTTCTCATGGTTCTAATAATCTTTGATCTTGTTGTAAAAATATTTCTTACAGTTGGTGATGTAATTAAATCAAGATATCTCTTGCTAAATCTGATTTCAGGGTCGGCTACACCAAAATGTTCCTTAGGAATGATTTCTAAACAAGGAGCTAAAATTTGCCCACTTGTCGAAAATATAATTAGAGCTCCAGACTTATCAGTCTTACCAACAAACCCCGTAAATCCAACAATGTCTCCCATAAAAATATTTTTATTATATTTAAATTCATCAGAATCCTTATCAAGTATAACACCATCAGAATTTAAATAATCACCTAAATTAGAACACACTTGAACTTCATTTCCATCAATAAGTAGTGTGTAAAAATATAGCTTCTTACTTGCTTCTCTCTTTAATAGAACTCTTCCAACTAACTTAAAAGTAATATCCTTTAATTTTACACCATTTTCAATAGTATTATGCTTAAAAAAATCATCGAACTTAAAATTTGTTTCATATGCGTGGGGATAGGCAGCTAAGCCCATTGCTTCAACTTGAGCATGTCTTGATACAGCCATTTTATTGTTATATTATAATTATCATTATAAATAATAATAATATTATTTAAAATCAATTTTTTAGAACATATTAATACTTTTTATCTTTAATTAAAACCGCCATTTGTTATTGGCCTTGGACTATCTATGTCTAAATCATAAATCATTAAATTAGTAATTATTTTATCTATTAATTCAATTATTTCATTATTTTTATTAATTTTATATTGAAATGTATCAGATTCAAATCTTATTTGATTTTCTTTATATTCAATAATTAAATTATCTATTATATTAACATAATTATTATTTTTTTGAATATTGTGATATAATTCTCTAAATATATGAATTGTCATATCATAAATTTTTATTTTAATTGTTAGTGTATGAGCATTATTGACATCCATTATTTTTAGAAGTAAGAAGCTATTTTCAATTTTTGTAATATATATCATTTAATTTATATAGCAATATAAAAAAATAAAAATTGATTATTATTATTTTTATTTATTATTAATATCTTATTATTTCATTAGTTATATGTCTGATATAAAAATTTGTATTGGTGGATCAGTTGATGCTGGTAAAAGCACAACAATTGGTGTCCTAACAAAAAATGTAATTGATGATGGTCGAGGCTATGCTCGAAGCTTGGTTTTAAAAAGCAAACATGAATTAGAGACTGGTAGAACATCTCAAATATCATTTAACTATATAAAATATCAGGAACAAAAAAAAGTTATAACATTAGTTGATTTAGCAGGACATGAAAAATATTTAAAAACTACATTATATGGTATCTTGGGAAGTTTTGTTGATTATGGAATTGTTATTATTGGATCAAATATGGGTGTAAATCGTATAACAGAAGAGCATCTAAGTATTTTATTATATTTAAGAATTCCTATTATTATTGTTCTGACTAAAACAGATATTGCTCCAAAAGATGTATATCAAACGACGTGTCAGCAAATAAAAAAATTATTTAATGGAAAAATGTTTAAAAGAGAATTATTGTTTATTGATTCAGATGAACACTTAAATAATTATATTAAACATATTGAATTAAATAATTATCATAATGTAATTCCAATTATATCAGTATCGTGTAAAACTGGTAATAATATAGATAAAATACATGATATATTTAAAATATTACCTAAGAATGAAAAGATAATTAATAGTATTCAAATAAAAGATTTATTAATGTACATTGATATGAAATACTTAATTACCGGATTAGGAATTGTAGTAAGTGGATCATTATGGAATAAGAGAGTTGAAATAAATAATAATTATTATATTGGCCCAATATATTTTCCTCAGAGTTATGAGAATGGATATACTGAAGATTATAAAAAGAGAACATATTTTTATACAATTCGTATTCGGAGTATTCATGATAATAATAGGCAAATTATTGAAGCAACTGAACCAAATAATGTATGTAATACATGTATAAAATTTACAAATCCAAAAGAAGTTCTAACAATAAATCAAATTCGAAAGGGTATGATTATAACGGATCGTATAATGTTGGATAATGTATTTTTTAAATTCAAATCAATTATTAAAGTATTTAATACAACGACTACAAATTTAAGAGTTGGTTATCAACCAGTATTACATTGCCGAACTATTAGACAAACGGCAAAAATTATAGAAATAAAAAAAAATGATGATAAACAAAATGAATATGAATGTTTATTTCAATTTATGAGAAATCCTGAAATATTAGAACAAAATTTATTATTCTTTTTTAGAGAAGGAAGCACTAGAGGAATTGGTAAAATTACAGAATTAATTGAATAATATTTTATTTTATAATATATATATGGATAGATCTTCGGATAATCTAACAAATTCTATATTAACAAGCGAACAAAATAAAACAAAAATGACGGATTCTATTAGAATGATCCTCAAATATTGGTATGCTAAATGTAAGGTATATTATAAATGTCATAAAGAATCAAGTATTTATTATGATAAAATAAATAAATACTTGGGAGTTCCAGCAGCAATTGTTGGTGTATTTAATACAACAACTATTTTTTCAAATTATGTTAATCAAAATCAAGCATTAACTTTAGTAATTGGATCAGCTTCATTTATATCAACTGTGTTAACTATAATGCAAAATTATTTTGATCTAAGTAAGATATCAAATAGTCACGGAAAATTAGCAAATGGATATAATAAAATTACTCATATAATCGAAAAAATTTTAATGTTTGATAAATTAAGTAATCATAACGAAATTCAATCAAATTTAATTGATAATATTCTAAATCAAATGGAATCACTTCAACAAGATTCTCCAAATATTCCAGATCATATTTGGTCAAAACATAAAAAAGAATTAAAAAATATGGTAGCTGTTATTATTAATGATAAAGGAATAGTTGGAGAATTTTCAACATTTTTAACTAAATCTGATACTAGTAATGACGATGAAAAAGTTCATCCATCTCCGGGTAATAATAAAAAAGAATCAGTTGAAATAGTTTATGATAACTCAAAGAATTAGATAATATATTTTATATGATCAAAATAAGTAATTAATCGCATTTTACAACAATATTTTTTAATATGATATTCATTAAATAATTTTTCAATTTCTTTTTCATTTTTATTTTCTAATTCTTTCTTGGACCCCCCAGTATTTTTTGATATAATTTTATTATCTGTCGTTCCTGAATGAGAGTATTCACCTTTAGCTATAATTTTATTATATTTATCGCTAAATTCAACTTCAATATCAGCTAATAAGCGACCGCAAGTTGGACATACTGGATATAACATATTATAATAATATAATATATATTTATATTTATAATATATTATAATCAATTTTTTTTATAATATATTTATATGAGTACATCTGATACTTCAAAATCATCCGATAGTTCTATTAATAAAATAGCAAAAAAAATTGTTGATAATATACCCATTAAACTTGCTAAAAAAATAGTTGGTAAATCAAAATCAACTAAATCTGATAAAAAATCAACTAAATCTGATAAAAAATCAACTAAATCTGGTAAAGAATCAACTAAATCTGATAAAAAATCTAGTAAAGAATCAACTAAATCTGATAAAAAATCTAGTAAAGAATTAAATATTAAATTTAAACAAACAGAAATCAATCAAGATAAAAAAGGTCTTCCATTAAATATTATGGGTTTAGATATAAGAGATTTAATTACATATACATTAAAAGCATATATTGATCTAATTAGTGATATTTATAGATCTCATATTAATAAAGAATTAAATTTATATAATATATCTCAATTAATTTTAAAAGAAAATCGTATTTTATATATTGGAGTAGGATTTTTATTAGTATCTATAATAATGTATATATTAAATAATTTTATAAAATTTACTCCATCTATCGGAGGGGAAGCAGATAAACGTGTATTTATAAATAATTATTAAAAGCATCAATATGATCTATTTTTATATCTAATTTAGTTATATATAAATTTAAAATACTATTTAATTTATCAATTGAATTATTTAATTTTTCTCTTAAAATTGGACTATTGTTAAAAGAATAAATAAATGATGATAATCCATCTAATATTTTATATTTAGTGTCAAATATTACATCTTCCATTAATTTCTTTTTTTCTGGTTTAATAATTTGATAATCTTGATATAGGGTAAAAAAATCATTTAAATTTATTACAAATTCATTATATACTTGCTCATTATATTGTTTAAAATCACTTATATAAAATAAAAAATTAATTATATCTTGATATTTATTTATAACAGATGGTATTTCAATGTTAAATTTTTCATTTGTTTTCTGAGTTAATATAATTTCTTTTTCCTTACTATTTTTTTGATATTCATAATAATAATATATTATAAATACTATTATTGTTGATATTAATAATAAATCAATTTTCATTATATAAAATACCATATATATACCAAATAATACTAATATCATATTATTTATTTTATAATTAAAAAATTTAATTATTTCTTCCATTATATTATTAAATATAAAAATTTGAAAATTTATTATTCTATTTATTTTTATATATCTTAATATTAAGTTATAAAATGGAAGATTATTCATTAATATCAGATGAATTACTCGAAAATATTTATCAATCATTATACGATTTAAATGATTTAAAATTAATTCTAACAAAAATTTACGAATTTTTAAGAGAAAATGATTATTCTAATGATGAAATACGTATTGGATTACAAAACTTTATTGGTCCTCGTATGATATATTTTAGATTACAATATAATTTAAGTTATTATCAAATTGGATTAATTATTGAAACACTAATTAATAATAATCAAAATCAATCATCAACAACAAATGAATCTACTTCTCCAACTGATACAATTCCAATTGTTTCTAATACAGTTGTTGTTTCTCCTAATGTAGTTTTGATGGAAGATAATATTAATTTAACAAACACAATTAGTGATATATTAAATGATGCTGAAGTTGATTCTGAAGCAGTATCTGAAATTGATTTAGAATTAGAAGATATTCAACCAACTACGTTAGCAGTAGATGTTCAAGTAAGTGTAACAGATATTGAGACAGAAGGACCGCAAGTTAATGCGCTAGCAGGTGAGCAAGCAGGTGAGCAAGCAGGTGAGCAAGCAGGTGAGCAAGCAGGTGAGCAAGCAGATGAGCAAGCAGATGAGCAAGCAGATGAGCAAGCAGATGCGCAAGCAGATGAAACTCAAAATAATCACAGAATAAATTTAGTTCAAAATGCATTGGCAAATTTATTTGGTTATATGGCTCAACCTAATCCTGGAAATAATGAATATGATTTATTATTTAATATTGGAAATCTGAATATGAATATCAATTATGAATTTATTCAACCTGTTCAATATAATCCTCAAATAGATTTTTTAACAACATTAAATTTATTTAACGTAATTATACAAGATGCTCAATATATAGCTCCGACGGGAGCTATTAATCATCAAATGAATGATGTAAAAAATATTATGCAAGTTGATGAATTAAATAAATTAACAACAAAAAATTATATTGAAGTAGATAAAGAAAAGTATAAAGCATGTTCAATTTGTTTAGAAGATTATAATGAAGAAGATAAATTGAGATTACTAAAGTGCGACCATGGTTTTCATACTGAATGTATAGATAAGTGGTTATTAGAATGTAATTATAAATGTCCTGTCTGTCGTGATGATAGTAATATTCATCATTCTGAAATTTAAATTTTTTATTTATTATTTAGAAAATAAATAAAAATTGATTATATTTTTATTTACATAGAAGAATATTAATATTTATAGTAGGATGAGTTATATAAATGGAATATTTAATAAAATGATTGATGATAGAGTTTCATTAATTAAAAAAGATTATCCAGAATTAAAAGATATAGAAATTCATGATGAATCAAAAAGAAAAGTATTCAAAAAAGAAATTAAGAAGAGTGTTATGGATAATTTAGTTGAAAATATGTTTAAAAAGCCATGGGCTAAATTACCATATTTTCATAGAGAAATGAAGATAATTGAATTTTGTAGAAAAAATAAATTAGATGAAAAAGAATTTAAGAAAATGTTATATGAAAAGAAATTAACGGCGAAAAACATTGATTATGATGAAAAAAATGGTTCCATAGTAAAAATCTTAGGAAAAAGTAGTTAAAATATTCCTCGCCGAGAAAAAGATTGAAAATTTTATTTATAATAGGTTCCATTAATAGTGTTATAATCTTGCGCATCTCTCGATCTAACGCAATGACTCCTCTTCTCAGCCACACCATCTGGTACTTCGCGATGGCCTGCGCAATGTGGATCAGTCATGACGAGAACAAGAACCGGGGCCAGAACGGTTTCCGCCGCCCGCCTTCTACGGCCCTGCTTGGAATGATGGCAAGCGCGTATGCGATCTTCTGCTTCTACACGCTGCCGATGCTGCTCAACAAGCCTGGGGTACTGCCAAAGGTGCTCCTAGGGATGATGAGCATGCTGATAACGATTTTCACATTCGTTCCAAGCTGGATGTGGTTCATCGTGTTTAGCAATATGCTGCACGTGGCGAACCTTATCTAAAAAGCCAAAATTAATTTATTAATTTTGGCTTTTTTGTTATGATTACAAAAATTATATATATATATTTTATATATATGGAATACTTAACAAAAAAGAATTTAGATGAAAACATTCATATAATACTTGGAGTATTAATTGTTATATTAGTTATTTTATTTATAATGGATTCATATTCAAAACCATTACCAAGTAGTATGTATCCATTTAAGGGATTATTAGATAAACAAATTTCAAAAGATCAAACGAATATGTTAATAAAAAATTATGATTATTTTGCTGTTAAATTTTTAACAAAAATGACTGAAAATTTAAAAGATTATAAAGAAAAAGTTATAAAAAATGATCAATTATATCCTATTCTAAATAAAACTGTAAATGATTTATGGAATGAATTATCAAAAAAATCTGAAGTAGAAAGGACAGCAGTTACAAATATGTTTATTTCATTAAATTCTTCAATAAAAGATTTAGATAAACAAAAAATAAAAGAAGTAATTAAATATTATTATTCTGGGCCATTACCGGAAATTTTAATTAATAATTAATTATTTTATAATATAAATATATATTATGTATTTTTTGTATATTTTCTTAGCACTAGTCGCAAGTGTAGCAGCAATTGTTATGTATCGTCTTAATACAAAAATTGATAAACCTAAACCAAGTGATTTCTTTCCATGGAAAGGAATAGCAACTGATATAATTAAAAAAGCACAAAAAAATCCTGATACAAAAGATAAATTAACTGATGAAGATATTTTAATGCTTAAAAATTTATTTGATAATACAGCAGAAAAATTCTTTAAATTACTAAATAAAAAAACTGAAAAATTAACTAAGTTTGAAGATGGACAATTTGAAAAAATTTTACAAAAAGTTTCTAAAAAAATAAATGAACATTATATGGAAAAAAATAAAATTGATCCAAATGATTCTAAAGATGTTAAAGCCCTTAAAGAAAGAAGAAATAAACTAATTTTTGGATTTATGATGGCAATAGCATTTGGTAATTATCTTGTAGGTGGAGGACCAGCAGGTCCCAATTTATATGCCACTTATGATAAATATAAAGAAGAATTAAAACCTATGTTAGATATATTTTACAAAGGACCTGCTTTTCCAACAGGGCCTCCTGCTGAAATGGGTATGAAACCAGTAAGTCCACCAATGGGTATGAAACCAGTAAGTCCACCAATGGGTATGGCTCGTGCTGTTGTCATGGAACCAAGTGAATATTTCCCTTATGTTGGTTTTATAGATAATCTACTAAATCCTATATTAATTAAAAATGAAAGAGGATTTTTTCAAATAGATGAAGAACAAAAGAATGTTTTTAAATTATTTTATAACTTTCACGTTAAAAAAATGTTCAAATATATGAATAAGGAAACAAAAAATTTACGCTCATTTAATCCCACTCAATTTGAAAAAATTTTACAAAGTGTAATAAGAAAAATAAATGATGATTTAATGAAAAGAATTAAAGATCCAAGATTTAAGGATGAAACTAAATTAATTCAACAAATTATGCCACAGCTTTTCAGAAAAATATTAGGCAGTAAACGTATGGTTCGTAGAAATTACGGTGGAATGATTGGTTTTGCTACAGATTTCTACGCAACATACAGAAAAGAAATGTCTAACTTACAACCACTCTTAAGGGCCTTTTATAAAGGTCCTCCTATCCCACAATCAGGTCCTCCAATAAAAACATGTAAAAAGGATGAAAAACTTAAAAATGGACGTTGTGTAAAAATTATGTGCCCTTCTGGTGGCACAATGACCGGTAATCATTGGAATGGACAGACTGAATGTAGGATTTCACAAGAGAGAAGAGGAAGAACAACTACTTCTTTCCAATATTATAATAATAATTTTTTACCTGAAAGAGTTTCTACACCAACTTCTAGATCTCCTTCCCCAACATGTAAAAAGGATGAAAAACTTAAAAATGGACGTTGTGTAAAAATTATGTGCCCTTCTGGTGGCACAATGACCGGTAATCATTTTAGTGGGCATACTGAATGTAAGACTTTATACCAGAGGAAAGGAAGAACCTTTTCTTCTTTCCAATGGTTAAATAATAATTCTTTACCTGAAAGAGTTTCTACACCAACTTCTAGATCTCCTTCCCCACCAACTTCTAGATCTCCTTCCCCACCAACTTCTAGACCTTCCTCACCAATTTGCGCTCAAAATGAAACCCTAAAGAATGGAAAATGCGTTCGTGTATCATGTCCTTTAGGATATAAGCACACTGGTCAAATACTAAAGAGAGGCAAGACATTTATGCATTCATGTGTAAATACAAAAACAGGAATGGCCGAATTAATACCAAATGAAGCATTACCTGAAGCTAAATGTATTCAATATACTAGTAGAGGAACATGCGCAATATGGGGTCCCTCAAAAGGTTCATTAAGAGTATCTTCTCCAGGACCTACAAGAACACCTACTCCCAGCCCTACAAGGAAACCGAATCCAGTAAAAGAATGCAGACCAAAAGACAAAATTTTAGGAACAACTGTAGGTGGTATAAGAAGATATACTAAAGATGAATGTAATACATTAAATGGAACTTGGTATAGAAATGGTGAATGTATTAAAAAAACTGGAGATAGTTATAGTTCGTTATGCAAAAATGAACCTGTAAAACCTAAATCAACTACACCAACAGCATTAGTTTGCCAACCTGCTGCAAGTTTAGGATTACCAAAATGTAAAGATTATAAATTATCTAGAGGGATATTTCCAGCATGTGGAGAAAGAGTAAATGTGTATGGAAAACCCAATTTTGTTGAATTGAATTTTAGTATTCCTATTGGAGAATGGAGATCTATAGATCAAATTAGAAAGATACCTGGAAATTCAGGTTATACAATTCACGGAGGAGATGGAAATGTATCATTTGTTTTCCCTGAAAACTGTAAATTAAGATTAACTATAAATAATGGACCAAACTTTAGTGGGCCCGTCACATTTGTATTTACTAAATCATGCCCTAATAGTATTCGTTCTGGAGCATGTGGGCAAATTAAATTTGACAGAAGATGGACTTATGCTCAAAGTATCCGTTTAGAACGTATTTAATAAACTTTTCTTGACAAAAAAATTGATTAATAAAATTTCTTTATATAAATATTTATTTATATAATAAAATAATGAATTACGTAGAAGATTTAAGATCAATAATTGAAATATATTTAGAAGAGAATAATTTAGACTATTTGGCTCAAGATGATCTAACAGACTTAATTGACTATTCTAAAACAAGTTTAGAAACATATTATGATATAACAATTCACAAAAAAGATGTTGAAAAAAAGATCAAAAATATAATGCTTACAGTTTACCTATTAAAAGAACAAGAACCTGAAAAACCAATTTTTATTTCAACCGAAGAATTCGATAAATTAGAAGCTCATTATGATTATTTAATGAATTTACCTCAACCAGAACAAAAAAGTAAGGCGTGGTTTGATATGCGCAATAATATGATTACTGCGTCAAGTGCTGCTGCTGCTATGGGTGAAAGTAAATATGATACCCTAGATCATTTTATATATGAAAAAGTATTTGGTAAAGAATTTAGTGAAAATAAGTTTGTTCATCATGGAAAGAAATATGAACAAATTGTTACAATGTTTTATCAACATGTATATGATGTTAAAGTTGGAGAATTCGGTTTATTAAAACATCCAGATATAGACTTTATTGGAGCAAGTCCTGATGGAATCTGTAGTGCTTACAGAATGGATGGATCTCGTGGATCACCTTTATTAGGAACTATGGTAGAAATTAAGTGTCCATATTCAAGAGAAATAAAAACTGGTGGAGATGTCATAGATGGAATCTGTCCATATTATTATTGGGTTCAAGTACAATTACAATTACAATGTTGTAATCTTCAAAGATGTGATTTTATCCAATGTAGTATAAAAGAATATGATACACAAGAAGACTTTATGAATGATGATTATGTTGCGAGTCATACAGAAAATCAAAATGAAAAGGTTGATATTAATAATTCATTTGGAAGAAATGCTGTTATTCAATTATTACCATTAAAATTTACCCAAAAAGTTCAATATGAAAGAAAAGAATGGTATAGCAAATATTTATATCCTCCTTCCTTAGATATGACTAAAGAAGAAATTTTAGAATGGATAGAAGAGGAAAGACAAAAATTTGATAAAACAGCTTATGCGAAAGATTATATTTTTGACAAAGCATGTTTTTTCAAAATTGTATCATCTCACAATATAGCTATTATGAGAGATGATAAATGGTTTGAAGAATGTGTTCCTAAATTAAAAGTAACGTGGGATAGAATTAAATTTTATAGAGAAAATAAGGAAGAAGCATTAAAATTTAAGAAAATAGTTGATTCTCGTAAAAAGCCAAAAGCAGAATTTGTGCCCTTCAATCCGAAAGCAAATAAAAATGATGGATTTATTGATTCAGATGAAAAACCAACAGAGGAAACTACAAAGCCAATTAAAATAATTCAATCAATTAAGACAAAAAAAGAAATTGTATTAAATGATGGATTTGTAGATTCTGATTAAAATTAGATAAACTAAAATTATTTTATAATATAAAATAAATTTAATAATAGACTGCTGCTGAAGCAACAACTTTTGGAACTACATAGTCAAATGTTATCGCATTAATTTGTGCTTCAGTTACATCTTCATCCAAAAAAATTAAATTAAAATGAGATTGCCACTTGTAGGGATCAATTTCACGATATCTTGTCATTATAATCTCGAGAACTCTTTCTTTATTAGGAGTCATTAATTTAAGCACTTTAAAAATACTAATAATTTCCATAATTTGATCTTGAAGAGACTTCATAATTTGATCAGGTGTAGATTCATCTCCGTAGCGATGTGTTCTAAAAAGATTACCTCCCATGTTTAGAAGACGACGTCTGTAATTTACATGATCATCATTTACAATTTGTTTTAATTTCTTTATAAAATGCTTCTTAACAATATCATTAATTTCAGCTCTTGTTCCATACACATTTAATAAATCTGTTTCATTAAATAGTGCTATATTTATAAAATTACCATCTTTGTCATAAAAAGGTTTATATTTTGATAAATCAGTCATACAATGACAATCTTCACCATGAGTAATATCATATAAAATCTTCTTCTTAAACTTTTCAGGATTAGATGACATACGATATAACTTCATACTAATATCTTTAAGATCATGACCTGTATATTCTTGAACGATTAATTTTGTATTTGAAGCAAGAATACTTTCATTCATATCATGAAGAAATAAATCATCTTCATCAGTTCTATGAGGATTTAGATGATTAAAATATCTGTCAAATATTAATACTTCAATCCGATGATCTTCTGATCGCCACATATGATAACCTTCTGAATTATCATATATTAGATTAAATCTTTTAGTAAAATAATCTTTTAGAAAATTTATTTTATTTCCATAATGAGGATCAAAATGAATAATGCGCCAAGGTTCAGTATTTCTTTCAAATTCATCTAGAAGAAAAACAGGCATGATTTGATCCCATTTTACTTCTCTTGTAATTAAGTCTTCATTATGAGGAGCAGAACCAATTCCAAAATATGTATTTCTTGGATTAGCTCTAATATAATTCTCTAATTCATTTAAAACAAACTCGTTTGGTAAGCGGTTATCTTCATTTTCCATAGTATCTGTATTTATACTTAATTTATTATAATATAATAATATTTATTCAATTTTTATACTTGATGCTGTATATTGTGGATTCTTTACATTGCTGATGCTTCACATTGCGGGTATATATATATTAATCATGCCTACATAATCAATATGTTTATCCTTGAGTTGGATGTACATTCAAGAAAGGTTTTGCTAAATCGTCTTCAAAAACACCAAATTTGAATTGAAGATTTACTTGTAATTTGACATAATAAGGATTTCTAATATAAGAGCAACGACAAGAGTAATCCTCAATATTTGAACAATCACAATTATTTAGATTTGCATTTTTATCTAAATGATTAACAACAAATGGACTTCCGTATCTGTCAGATATTTTAACTGTATATTTATTAGCACTTTGAAGTGTTGAATCTTTATACCATAAAAATGCTGGATAAACTCTATTAAGAAGAGTATAATTATTAACTCCTGTAACATTTGCTATAAAAGTTACGTTATCTTTATATGAGGTTGTATAATTACGGGAAGAGATTTCTAGAACATAGATATAAAAAAATCTATCATCAAAAATTCTTTTGGTTGTATTAATATAATATTTATTATAAGTATCATTTTGATCCATTTCGAATACGTAAGTAGGATCCTTATTGATGATATAATTTATAGTCCAATTTGTAGCACTAACAAACGTGGAACAAATTGTTACACTACTACTTCCAGCAACTAGAGTAAGATTAAAGGAATCATTATTTTTTAGCGTGCTATAATTAGTATTTAAATAAGTATGAATAGTTGTATAATCAGTGTCTGATGTTAAAGCAAGTTTAGTAATAGAATATTGATCGGGTAAAGTTATACTTTCTAATTTGATATATTTAATATCTTTAAATTTTTTTTGAATAACTGGTTGATTTGAGTATCTATCTCCATTAAAAGTTATATTAAAATTAAATGGATTTGGAAATACATTTATATCTCTATCAGAACTATCAACATTAATACCATATTGACATAATCTTTCAACAAATTCTTTTATAGTACGACCATTTGAATGAACATATAAAGCATACATTCCCCAACTATTATTAATTTCGCCTTCAAAGTCAAATAAGTCTCTAATTTCTAATAAAAATCGTCTATAACGTTTATCAGTCCAAGTTATGCGTGTGCCAACATCAGCAACTTGATTTACAAAAAATTCCATTTTATAATAAGTTATAATATAAAAAATTATTTAGATAAATGTATTATGAAAGAACAATTTATAAATAATAAGATTATTGGAATAATATACAAAAATTTGGTTAATAAATTAAATTTAGATCTGAATACTGATGCTAAAACAAAACTAACAAAAAAGATGATAAAGGTTATGAATGATGTATATAATAATATAGATACTAGTAGAGTATCAGAGAGTAATTTAAAAAATATTTTAAGACAATTTATAAATAATTGTTATCAAATTGTTTATACTGATTTAAATAAAGATACTAATCAAGTAAAAGAATCATTTTCACAAGATAGCCGGATGGCAAGAGATAGACAAATTAATCCAAATACTAATAATAGATTAGATCCTAGATCTCAAAATCCAAAAATGGTATATGATAAAGATGATAGATTTGCTAGTTTTGATACAAGTTTTAATATAAATCCAAGACAACAAAATACTGCTGGGTTTCAGGGTAGGTATGATAGATCAACTGACCCAATTAATCGTAAAAGTGAATTTGCTGGAACATTAGATACAAGATATCAGCAGCTTCAAGAAGAATATAAGCAATCATTTAATAGTGGAAGACCTTCAACACCTCCAGAATTAAAAGGAGATGGAGGAGCAAATTTAAGTAGATTATCAAAAGAAAACATTAAAAATAAACAAGTTGCTTATTCAAATAATAATCAAAATAATCAAAATAATCAGAATAATAATCAGAATACAAATAATAATTCTAGAGGTAATTCTAATTCTGGTATTAAAAGTAGTATATCAAAAGATACATTTGAGTTCGGAACAGTTACCGATGTAGATAATAATTATGATACAATTGATGGAAGTAAAATTGATTTTGAAGGAAATATGAATACATGGAATACTGGAATAGATCCTCAAAAATTTAATATTGATGAAGAGACGCCTTTATCTCAAAGACTAACTCAGTTTCAAAAAGATAGAGAAAATTTAGATAATAATACTTCTCAAACAGAACAATCATCTAAAAAACAAGTTAGATTTAATAATGAAAAAGAACAACAACAATTAATTGAACAAAGAAGACAACAACAACAGCAACGCGAGCAACAACAACAACAGTTGCGCGAGCAACAACAACAACAGTTGCGCGAGCAACAACAACAACAGTTGCGCGAGCAACAACAAAGACAACTACAACAAAATGAGCAACAACAAAGACAACCACAACAAAGACAACCACAACAAAGACAACCACAACAAAGACAATCACAAATACATGAGCAACAGATGTCTGAACAAATGCAGGAATTTCAAGAACATTTACAGGAATTACAAAAACAGTTAATGACAATTAGCACTAAGAGAGATATATTAATGGAACAAGATGAAATAACTCCTCGTATAGAAAATAAGATAATGGAATATGAAAATATGATTGGTTTATTATTAGAAGAAATTAAGGATGTTCAAGCACAACAAATAAGATATATGTCTGAGAATCAAATAAATGATGATGTAGAAGAAAACGCTGAAAATAGTGGCGAAGTTAATACAAAATTAAGATTATTAGATGAGAAGAAGACCGAAATATTAGGAGAGGTAACAAAACTGCAACAACTAACATTAAATTTAGAAAAACAACAAAATTTAATGAGACAAAAAGAGATGGAACTTGAAAATAAGATGAAAAAAGTATCAATGATGGATAATGAAAAACAAGTTATAATAAAATCAAATAATGGTAGAATGACATATAGTATAGACGAAACATTATCAAATGTTAAAGCAATTCAATTAGTTGGCTATAATATACCATTTGACGAGAATAATATAAATAAAAGTAATAACAAATTATATTTTTCAATAATATCGGATAAGGATGCTGAATCAAATGATGATTCAGATAGTAGTATATTATCAAGTGACAGTATGGAATATATTGAAGAGGTAACAATAAATAGTAATAAAGTTGAAATGTTATCAGTTCCCGAGAACAATTATGACATATATGGATTATTAGATATATTAAACAAGATTGGTAAAAAGAAAGAATTAAATTTCAGTTTGGTTAAAGGTAAGATTATAATAAAAACAAATCGTAATAATAAATTAAAGTTATATATGGATTCAGAATATGAAAATAATATATTGCCTATATTTGGATTTACACGTATAATTGGAGATAAATATAAACACATATCTGATAAAAAATATAACATACGTACTGAGAAATTAGTTCAAATATTTATAAAAAATCTTTTTAATACACCATTTGCTGAATTTTTAATAGGTAGTGGAAAAATGCATAGAATAACAAAAGATGTTAATATAGATAAATTAAATAAAATAGATATTGAAATTAAATTAAATGATGATTCTTACGCATCAACTGAACCATATATATTAGAATTTAATATAATAATGAATAATAATTCAAATAAATTAGAGGAAATTGAAGAAAAAGATATTGATACAGATGAGGATTTATTATCAAAAGTATCAAATATGATGAATTTTGCTTCAAATTAAAGTTAAGACAATAGGAAATATTTTGTTAAATAAGAATATAGAATGACAGAAAATTCAGAAAATTCTATTAAAAAAACTTATAAAGAAGCACTTTTAACACCATCTACAACACCATCTAATTCTCCAGCTAGTAATATATTTATTTTAACCAATAATCAATCATACTCTACTGGAATCATTGATAAAAGAATGAAATGGTATTTAAATAAAAATAATGAAAAAGGAACATGTGTTAAATGTGATCTAAATATAGATTCTTTTGAGTGGAATTCATTTTATATTGTCTATGCTGAAAGATATATAAATATATTAGATCAAACTAAATTAAAGATATATAATAATTTAGATTTGATTAAAGATGATATTTATTGCGATGTATGTCGTGATAAATTAATCATGGATTTTAAGATAAATAAAAAAAATGATTTAAAAAAGATGTCAAAAATGGAATTATTAGTTATTTAATATTAAATTCTATAAAGAATAATTGGATCATTATTTTCAGTATGTTCTGAATTACCAAATGGACCAATATTTTGACCATGAATTAAATATAATAAATAATCTTTTAAATGTTCAAATGTATGAAGTAATGATGATATTCGCGATCTTTCTAATTGAAACCAAGTGTCACACTTATTATTTTTCTTACAGATTTTATTTGTATGATCACATGATGTTCCTATTAATATATCATACATATTTGTCATATCATTATTTAAGTTAAAAATGATACCATTACCTAATCTATATTGAAGAGAACATGACGCATGAGAACTTTGATTTAAAATGTATTCAATACCTTCTAGATTTGCTAATATTGGTTGTAAGAATTTATTATTTTTTTTAAGAATATTTTTATGAGTAAGAACCCATTTTTTATAAAAATATCCCTTATCTTTAATAATTATATATGCTCCTTTGAGCATTTTTTTAAAAATATAATAATCAAAATTAGTTTCCGTTAATAAATCTAATAGAATTATCTTAAATGTTTCATCTAAAATTTTATTATGACGTATTAAATATTTAATAATTTTATTATACGATTCGTTCTCCATAATATATATAATATAAATTTTATATTATATTTTTATTGACAAATACCAAAATAAGTAATTTTTTTAATTTCTAATCCTGCTCCATTCTTTTTTTTTTCAATTGTAAAAGGTTCAATATCTGTTATATTTTGATTATTAAAATATAATTCTCTGCATTCATTTACTAATTTATCTGGAACTGGTTTTTCCATAATATCATCTAAGGTTTTACCATGTAATAATCTAATTATAAAATTCATTGAATATACACCACATTCCGAATATAAAAATTGATTACGTGTAGTATTATATCTAATATCATATTTCTTTTCAATTTCATTTTGATTTTTATTTTTTTTTGTTAGATATTTATCTACACTAATATCTAATTTTTTTCCAGTATCTTTTGTATATTTCCATTCAGCAAATAATTTAAAAAAATCTCTTAATCTAACTTCTGGATGTGTTCCATAAGAATCAAAAAAGTAAGCATTTCCTTTTTCTAAATCAGCATATATCGCTACCCAGTGAGAACCACCTTTCCAATGTTCATCCATATTTGGAACTATTGCTATTCTATTAATAGGATATACTTTTTCTGTTATTCTTTTTACTTCTTTGAAAATATTACCAACAAAATCTTTAAATTCTGTTTCAGTATATTTAATAAACCCTTGATCATATTTTGGTGATTTAAATTGTTCTTTAAATTTTTCTAAAGTTTCCTTAAATTGTGTTAAATCTGAAGTAATTTTTAAAAAGATATCAAATTCATTATGATTTTTTTTTATAAAATCTTTATTTTTTTGAACAAAATCTTTATTAGCTAACTTTTCATAAAAATCACAAATAGCATTAAATATTAAAAAATATTTTAAATAATAATTTGATAAATTATACTCTATCATCATTTTGTTTTTTCTTTCATGCCCATTTTTCATAATATCATCAAAACTTATTTTTGCTAATCCATTATAATTTATAGGATGCCAATCTATTGGAACTGCTCCATAAAAAAAGAAATCTGGAAATTGTCTCTCCATTTGAAACATAGTATTATCTATATGCTCAGTTGATAACCAATCAATTTTACCTTTAGTTCCTTCTGGTCTAAATGCTTCTTCTAAATTTAAATTTTTTATACCTTTAGCAAATTTATGTTTGATCCAACATAAATGATCTCCTTTACAATCTTTTAATCTATCATCTAATTCTTCAATTAAATGGTTTTTATTATTTATTAATTCTATTGGAGTTCCCTTCATTTTTTTATCAGCAACAGCTTTATTATATGTATGTGCTAAAAATTTTAATTGATCGATTGTTAAACAAGATCCATCAGTATATTCGATATTAGCTGCGCATCTAAGATTATGCGACAATTCTCCTCCTTTTAATTGCTTTAACATAATTTAATAAATATAATAAATTTTAATTAATTAAATATTAAATATTAAATATGTATAAAAATTAAATATGTATAAAAATTAAATTTATAATATAAATTTAATATATTATAAATATAAATGAAATCTAACTTGAGAAATAATCTTGATTCTATAACAAATGATGTATCTAATTTATTTAAAAAAATTGGTGATCCAAATGATAAAATGTTAAAACGTTCAATGGATACCGATATCCAATTAAATGGATATACTGATAGAGCAGGTATTTATGCCAACAATGTAGAAAATACATCAATGACTTCAGCAAAAGTTAGTCGTGATAATAATTTAATGAAAGCACAAAATAAATTTAAAGGCACTTCGAATGAATCTGATAATCGTTCTAATCTATACCCTCAAAGCGGTATTAAAGAATATGGTAATTTAAGAGATGCTTTTATTGATAATAACAATGATGGAACACCATTTATTAACGCAAGCCTACGTGACAATACTCCTCCATATGATGTATTAATGTCTCCTGAAATAAATGTAAGAAATAGAAAAAATAAAGAAGATTTCTCACCAAATCATAATGAAGCTGATAACAAAGATCCTAGAGATAATCGATTTAATTTATACCCTAATAGTAATGTTGCTGAACAAGGTGATGAGAGAAATATTCAGGTAGCAAATCCTGGAAATAGACCAAATATAGCATTTGAAAATGTATCTCAAAGGAATAAAAATGTTAGAAATTTTACTGGTGATGTATTTACCCATAATGCTGATAGAGATCGTGTCCCAATGAATCCAAAAAATAATTATCGTTCATCTCATTATGAATCTACATCACATAATCAATTAGATCAAGAGATTCCTCATAATAAAAATAAAACAAAAATTAATACATCTACTGTTAATTATCCAACAGGTGATGTATTTACTCATAATGCTCAAAGAGATCGTGTTCCAATAGATCCTAAAAATTTATATCGTTCATCTGATTATGTTTCAACACAATATAATCAATTAGATATTGATGTTGATAATGTTCCTGCGAAAGCACGTATTCAATCAACAACAGATATGATGTTAAATAGAGAGTTTGAAATTGTAAATGACAATATTACTACTAAAGAAGAATATAATGAAAAAAGTATGATACATACACCTTATACGCCTTTGGATAAATTTGATAAACCTGATATATTATTTAAGAATGTAAATGAAAAGAAAGTTCAAGTTGATGTATTAAATGAATTTATTGTTAATATTGATAGTGCTGATAGAAATACAACATATTATCCAAATCCATTTAAAATTAGAGTTCTATTTAATGCTGGAAGTGATCTTGGAGTAAGTCCTGGAGCAGATTTAAAGATCTTAAGGAGTTTTGAAAATATTAAATATTTAAGATTAGAAACATCAACTCTTCCAAGATATTATCAACTAAAATTATTAGATGTATCTACAACATCTGCTATAACAGATGCTAATGAAAAAACTATTATAGATGCTATTCGTGCGCATATTCATTCAGATAAAGATACTACTTCTGCTGTGTTTCAGACTTATATAGTTGGATATTCTCCACCAACAAACTATAGAGTTCAATTTGTAGCATATAAATATACATCAGCGGCGAATATTAATGCTAAAATATCAATAGTCACTCCAACTAATGTATCAATTGCTTACGAATTACAATATGCTGGAGCAAACAACACAACCTTTATAACAAGTAGATATACTGTAGATACAACTAAAGATTTATCAAAAGATAGATATTTAATGATTAATTTAGAAGAAATTACAGATAATACACAAAATTCTACTTCCGGAAAAAATCAATATAATTATTTATATCCCGATTACATCACAGATTATTATTTTTATGGTGATAATCACTTTGTTGATAAGATATTTAAGAATGCTAAATTAGGTATGATTAAAAATTTAACAATAACATTAAGTGATAGTTTTGGAAATTTAATCCAAGGAGGAAAATATATGGATACAGTAGATTCAACAACAAGTACTCTTTCAACTACTGACACTATAACATCAACAACAGTATATAATGATAGTTTGACATATATAAGACATCCATATTATAGATTATTTCAACTTACATATATGTTTAAAGTAGGATGTTATGAAACAGAAATCGATAAAAAAATCTTCTATTAATTAAATTATTTTAAATAAAATAATCTAATCTAATCTCAATTTTTTGGACTGAACTCTTCGCCGAAGTTCAGTAATCACATCCAAGAACCTTCTTGGCACGCCCAGGTCCGTGGTTGATGTCGTAGTCCTTCGTAAAAATGCCGGTTGGCGTCACAAGAACCCTGAGGCAATGGTCCTGGAAGTTGCTCACGAACACCGACCCCTTGATGTCAAGATCCGCAAGTAGTTCCTTTGCTGTCTCCTTGTCAAACGGAAGCTTCATCCGGGCCATTACGCGCATCGCTTGGGGATAATCTGGCGATACGTAGGTAACGCCGTTGTACAGCTTTCCCAGCGCATCCACTGCGAGGTCGAAGGTCTTCTCGGAGAATGGTGGGGCGGAAGCCAGCTTGGAGAAGGGGATGAAGTCGGGCTCGGATTTAGGCTCGGGATGGCCGCCACCGCCGCCACCGCCGCCACCGCCGCCA